CGTGAATTTCCCCGTGCTAGGATTCCATGAGTAGGATTTAGCTAAATCGGCATATCGTACTGAAAAATCACTTCCTTGAGATGCCCAACCAGGCTCTACATAAGATGTATTGCTTATTGCCGTAAACTTATCATAATAATACTGTGCCATTCTTAAACCACCTCCACTAAATCAACACTAAATGTCTGCCAATCACCGACACTCATCTCAGCATTCACAGTGTCAATCGCTACATTACTACGAGCCACTTTTGCACCCTTTTTGTAAGCATTTTTCAGGGCTTGTACTTTAATTGAGTCAGGGCCTACTACTGTAATCACAACGTCCTCACTATGTTCATCATCAAAAATAGTGACCTGTGAAAATGGTGTAAAACCGTCTACATTAGCTACCTTTAAAACGGTTGTTCCAGCTGTAACAGCCTCGATAATATCTGTTAATGCATTATCTAATTTAATTTTGTTAGAGCTGCCATCAAGTGTATCTGCAAATGTTCCGCTGTTTCCTGGTACTCGCCCGTCCAATTCCATCAGAATCTGCATGCGTCTGATGGTTGCTTGTAATCCAACAATGTATTCATGAGCTAAAAAGATGCCCTCATCCATGTGATTTAAGCGTTTAGCATTTACACGTGTTCCAGTTTCTAAATACTCATATTCTGGTTGTCCAGTGAGTGGATTGTAGATTATTTCTCCATTTTCATCCCGTTGAGGTATTAATTTGCCATCAGGACCTATTTTCCAGATACGATCACGCCAATATATTAATTCATATTTATTAGAGACTACTAAACTCATGTCTGCAGATCCCCTTTCAACGTGCCAGTGAGTGTAAAAATGATCATTACACCATCATCACTCTGTTCAATTGATGTTTCATATCGATCTAATTCAATTCCTTGAGCATCAACTAATTTTGCATTGGTTACATGACCATGGCCATCATCCAAATACACATAAGTTTTTACTGTGTCTCCTACAATCTCCTGCGAATGGAATGATTTGATCACATCTTGGCCGTCTATTGTCACAACAGCCTTCTTCATCATGTCTCTCCAAAATTCATATGTTCGGTCTAATAAAATACGTGTTACCATGTGTCTATCACCTCGCTAGCAAATATTTCACCACATATCGGCATGTAAACTGGATACGTGTAGTTTTTCGATTCAATTTCAATTGATTTTTTAGTGCCTGCACCTGGTACACCTTCGCAATAAATCTCACCACAAACAGGCAAGTAAACTGGATAATGCGACTTGCTAGATTCAATTTCGATATACTCATTTTTGGGCAACTTTACAGCCACAAAGTCGAGCCATGATCTTGTGTTTTTATATTCGTTTACTAGTTGCCTAAGTAAGAATAAAGTTTTACTTGTAATGTTTGTGGTAGTTACTTCAACTTTAAAGTGAAATGGTTCTCCTTCGTATTGAAACCATTCAATCACATCACCAGGCAAATTTAACGCTTCAAGGACCTGTTCGATTGCTGCAGGTGTTCCTTTGCGTCGGTGGGTATTGATAGCTGTTTGAATAAGATTGATTTTTTGTTGGCGTGTAGTAGCCAACGACAATCCTTCATTCCAGCCAATGTGTTTCTCCCACAACAAATGGTCTAACATTGCATCATCTAATTTATCTAAATGTAACGTGTAGTTAATTTTATAAGCCCAATCTCGCATTTGATCCAATGATGTCTGCAATGTTTTCGCTAAATTTTTAACCTTTTCATCTTGTAGTAGGTTATTGGGGATCTCACGTAAAAGAGTATTTTGTTTTAAGTCAATCATCCTCTAAGCCCCCAAATGTTACATTTCTGTTTTCCATAACAGCAACTTGGCCTTTATTAATAGCCATAAAAATTGGAGTTCTTACATCAACTCGCTTTGCACCAGCTTTAATGCAATCACTAATTAATTTTGATGGATTGATGTCTCGACCAATCTTTGATGATTGCCATTTCCCATACTCATCAATAGCTTTTTCAACATTTTGATGAATGAGTGTTTTATCTACCGCATTTGTTTCGATGTAATAAACAACATCTAAATCATAAGTGACTATTTCTGGAGCACTTACAGTAATAAAATCTGTTAGTGGCCGTACGTCCCTGGCATTCACTTTTTCATAAATTAATTGAATAATTTCTTCTGAAGGTAATTCTCCGTTTTTTAATAAAACGCTGATATTCACATAACCAGGTTGTGGAGAATCTACAAAAATGTCGCTAATCAATGGTGATGCCGATTTTGCATAATACTCATATGCTCCTGTCGGCCCTGCATTAGAGAGTTTTTCAGGTGCCAAATAAATACGATTTCGGTATGATTCCTCATCTTCTTCTAGTGATCCACCTGCTGAAACTGTAATATTTTCAACTTTGCTTACATATGGCAATGGCTTCACTAAGCTATTGATTTCTCCAATAGCAAAACCATTACCTTCAGGACCTATGATGGTGCACTTTAAATTAATATCAACAAATAAATCTGTCGTTTCGATAACAACATCATGTGTAGAAACAAAAAAAATAGCCCCTTCATTAGAAGTAGCTAATAGTTCCCCTTTCTTTATGATTTTTGATGTTGAAAGAGGTAAAGACAAATGCATACGTAACGTGGTGGACGCTGCTGTTGCTTCTAAAATAGGTGTATCACATTCAGCCCCTTTGTGCTTTAATATATCTCCACGCGCATAGTAAAGTAAATTCTGTTTAGCTGCGTCATTAATAGCCACGTTTTGTTTAGTGATCACAGATGCACAAGTTAAAAAAATGAGCCTCAATGGATCTGCTTGTGCAAGTTTCCTTCCTTCTGCTTGTTCATACATTTGAATGAATTCATTGGCCAGTTCTTCAGGGTTAGTTGTTAAAAAATTTATTTCAGGCAAAATAACCGTCACAATACCACCCCATTTCTAAGACTAAAAATTATTGTTGGATAGGCTTGGCCATCCACGTTTACGTCTAGCTTTACTTCCTCTACAATCACACGTGGTTCATATGTTTCAACTGCTTCGAAAATTTCTGCAACAAGCAACGGATGAAGGTTCGTTACTGGCTTATCTACAAATGATTCAATTAGCCCAAAACTGCGAAAAAGAGGTACAGAAAATTTGGACGTACCAAGGATTGTATTTATATTTTGAAAGATTTCTTCCAATACACTATTAGGACGAAAGTTTATAACTGAAGGATTGTAAGTTAATGTATATTGTTGTGTCATACATATTCCTCCATCGTTATTGTAATACCAGCACTCAATATGTTGCCTTTGTTGTCGAAATAGTCCCATGATTGATCAACGCTTGGCAGATACCATTTATTAACGCCAACACGTTTATTTCCAATGATTAAAGTGTGTGCTTCTCCACTACGCACACACTTGATGAATTTATCTAATTCTTTGATAGGATTCACGCCATGAAAGGCAGAAAAGTGCATAGTGAAAGATACTTTTCCATTATCTACGCCTGTAAATTCAGACTTTGATTTTTGGCCATGTATATCATGCTTTGACCATCTTGCTGATTCACTACGCTTAAAACCATCAAATGTATTGACTTTCTTATCTGATACAGAAAAAATTACATTGCCCCATGTCCCAATCATCTAATCATCCTTTCGTTGGTGTACCAGTAGTACCTCCAGGAGATGGATGGACGTGATTCACTAGACTGACCCCACCAGCGATAATATCTTTAGTAACGTGTAGGTTTCCATCTAGAAACATATCACTCTCTGCCTTAATATTTATAGGTTGTTTTGCCACAATATTAATTTCACCAGTACAATCCATAACAAGTGTTTTAGTATCCAAATCGTATTTGAGTATGGTACCATCTTCAAACCAAATACCTATACAATCTTGTTCTCCGATTTCTTCAGGAGGCGTATCGACATCAGAATATACAGCACCAATAATAAATCCTGTGTCAGGCGCATTGGCTGCAAATAAAACTATAACCTGCTCCCCTACACTCGGCATCCAGTAGTGTTTCGTTTTCATTGTTCTGAAAGGTATTACACTTAATTCATCTGATACAGCATCATCACAATCCTCAAAATGTACTCTTGCTGTTGCCTTTGCACGATTGATTGATGAAACAATGCCGTATTTAACAGCTTCAAATGAAGTTGATTGCATTGACTTTGACATTAATAACTTAGCACCCCCCTTAAATTAATATCTGTTGTATAACCGCCTGTTACATTGTGTCCAGCAGACTCTATAATATATTTACCACTAAAAGCACCAAACTTTTTTAGTTCGATAGTTAGCCCTTGTACTAATCTCTCGTCACCTAACAATGTAATTTTCCCCGTTTTAGAACGCTTATTTTTATTTCGTGCTTCTGCTTGTGCCCATCGTTTAGCCTCATCTAAATTTTTAGCCTTTTTATTAACTTTGAGGGTAGGTCCACTTTTCACACCAGGTACATTATAGGTGTATTTTATGGTTTTCTTTTTTGTAGCATCAGAATAAGAAATCTCCACTTTGGCATACTGTTCTTCAGCTGCAGTTTCTTTAAAATCGTATGATTTAATATCATCCTCACCTCGGGTAATTGTTCGGACGGCTGATTTCTTTTCATATTCCAACTCGTCATAAACAATAAGCTGATCATTTGTTACCTTGATGGATAAACCCTCTTTCTTGGTGATCTCTTTAGCAAAGGCCAAGTCAGTTTTTTTAGATTGTTCAACACGTTTATATTTATGGTTAGGAGCATCAAAAAATAATTTTAGTCCTGCTGATTTTGCTACATCCGTTAAAATCGTTTTTAAATCCGTATTTTCCCATGCTTTCGTTTTCTCAGTGTCTTTACCACCTTCATTGAAAGGTGTTGAAACAGCTTTAATTGAGACTTTATCTGGTGGTCCCTTAAAACTTACATCGTCAATATAAAAAGTGCCGCATTTTAACTGCGACACTTCTTTTTCTTTACGCCAATTTTCAAGACGGATTGTAGCATGTATCTTATCACCTTTACCTGGTAACCATGGATCCTGCCATTTCTTTTCACGATCTTGCAAATCTAATTGGATTTCATCACTTTTCCCCTCATTATCATTGTACTGAAATGAAGTTAAATCAGGCGCTAAGTCTGCTGTTATGTTTTTCCCATTGTAAGAAATAACGACAATTACTCGTCTTGTATTAGTCACTATATCACCTCATCCATGGCGGTTTATTAGCGCTTTCTTTAACCGTGTCAATTTCAGGCAATATTAACTCAATACCAGCTGAAAATACAACTGTTTGAATGTGTTTTGGGTTGGCATTCATTACTTGGTCCATCACCATTTCTGTGCCGTAATGTTTATAACAAATTACATCCCACTCATCACCTGAAATTGTCTTATACAGCTTACCCAAACGACAATCTCCTTTCATTTCGTTTTATTTCCGCAATACGAGCTTCTAAATCGTCTTTATCAGCATCCGCATGTTGTTTAACACTATCTAAATCCTCTGGTCTTTGTACACTGTACTGTGGCGAATAATGAATAACAATACTTCCACCATTACCACTAGAGTCAGCTACTTGTTGAGGATTAATAATTGATGCATCGGGTACCACTTGTTTTTGTAAATCTGCAAGCATTCCATCATTGTTTAACATGCCAAGTGCTTGGCCAGTTTGTAGCCATAAGTCTTTGCTTCGTTGACTATTATTCCAAGGGATTACAGACTCTGTGTCACCGCCCTCACCAATCCATGCTAACGTTGGATTACCAACGATACCACCTTCAGCAAAGCCAGGGAGCGCCCCTAAAAACTTACTAGCTGCGCTTTTCAAAGGTTTAGGTACTAAATCACCTATCGCGCCTAAAACAGCCCCACCCATGGATTTAATACCGTTGATCAATCCATTGATAATTGCTATCCCAACATCATACAGATTAATTCCTTGGAAGAATGAAATTATGTTGTTCATGATTGTTGAAGCTGTTGAAAGAATAGCATTCCAGGCACCATCCCAATCACCTTGTAATAGCGCCATCGCTGTCTGTATCACACCGTTTACAATAGCCAAAGCATTTTGTATTACCATCTGTATATATGGGAACACATATTGAACTACAGTTAAAATACCTTGAATAGCTGGTACTACTACATTAGTGAAAATCATTGCGATTCCTTGTATCAGCGTAGCTATTACTGGAACTGCTGTTTGAATTACAGAAACAATAATCGGAAATACAGATTGAATAATGGTTGATAAGACGGGAATTGCTGCAGTAGCGATTGACATTATAGCTCCACCTAAAGAAGAAAATGCCTCCATAATTACTGGAAGGTAGCTCATGACAGTTGAGCCTATTGCAGATACACCATTTATGAATGTCTCTTTTAACAGGGCTAGCAATGGAGATATGGCGTTTCTAAATGTTTCCGACTTCTGATAAGCAAAATATAATCCAGCGCCCAATGCGGCTAATCCTGCAACGATAAGCACAACAGGATTGGCTAGCATGGCTGCATTAAATGCACGCATTCCACTGGATACAGCTGCAAGCATTCCTTTAAATCCTCCACCTGCAAAAGTAGAGGCCAACATAGCTGTACGATGTGCCGCCATTAAAGCTGTGCTTGCTTTTTGAATGGTGTTATATACCTTTTGGTAGGTAACGACAGCAGATAACCCAACCTTGTAAGCCGCAAATGCGCCCACTAAACCCAATACAACAGGTCCAATAACTGAGAGCACCATTTTGAGCCTTGATACAGCATTAGGTAACCTATCCTTTAAATATTGAGCGAACATATTGAGATATGGAAGAACCGCATCTCCTATTGGATAAACCAAATCCATAAATAAAATACGGCCTATCCCTCGGATGGCCGCATTAAATGAACTAAACTGTATTTGGTTTACTGTCTCCATTGCTCCTTCAAAGCCCTCCATGGCATCGGTTGATCCTAACATCGCATACATAGCTGTAGACTCTAAATCTTCCCACTTCGTTCCGAATAAGGCCACAGCTAATTGGTTTGCTGTAACCTGGTCATCCATGCCTTGGAGCTCTTTTGTCACAGCGCTTGCAACATCTGCTACAGATGCCTCACCACGGTTAAAACTTTCCCACAAATCAAATGTTGATTTACTCATAGCAGAAAAAGTTTCATCTGTTGATTTTGAGCCGTCTTTAACCCTGATTTGGAACTCTTTCATTACATCGTTTACATAATCTAAATTGTAAACACCTGCCTTGGCCCCTCTTTCCATGATTCCAAAGTATTCGTCAGCACTATAGCCCATTTCTCCAAACAACGGTGCATATTCGGCCACGTTATCTAACATTTCATCAGAAAAATTAAGACCTCTTTGCGCTCCTGCTGCAAAAAGGTCCATTGCGGTTGCTGAATTAACACCAAAGCTACTCATCATATTGTTAGCAGCCCTGGTCACTTCATTTATATCCTC